GGGTGATCTCGGCAGCAAGGCCCGGCTCCGTGCTGTCGCCGGGGTGACGCCGCAGGAAGTGATAGGCGACGCGACGCCCGATCCGGTCGAACTCGATGCCCTGACGGATTGCGTTCCCGTTCGCAGCGGTGCCGCTCTGTTCCAGCGGCAGCATCTCGGCGGGCAGCATCTGCAGTTGCAATGGTACAGTCATCCCGTCGCCTGCGCGGCGTGGTCGGATGCGGAAGAACACCTCGCCCGAGATGAAGACCTCGCGCGCCGCCCGGCGCTGCAGCCCGTAAAAGTCGGTCAGCCCTTCGGCATCGGCCTCGTCGGTCCAGGCCAGCCACAGCCGCTGCAGCTCTTCCTTGCGTGCAGGATCTGCGATCTTCGAGATCGGCTTGATCCCGTCGCCGGCGGTATTGGCCGCCCAGCTTTCGACGGCGTTCACTGCATAGCCGTTGTTGCGCACCAGCCAGCGGGCGCGGGCGGTGATGTCGGGGCCCGATGCTGCGATCAGCGCGTTGACATGCGCGCGGGTCGCGCGGAACCCGCGCAAACGCCTGTGGTGCTGGCCCGCATCGAACCCGCCGATGAAGGCCCCGAGGCGTTGCCGCCAGTTCATCGCACTCATCACAGGTCCTTCGCGGCATGGGGGCGCAGGATGCGACGGCCGGTGCGGTCCAGCGCCGCAATCCGCCGCTCGATATCCGCGATGGCAGCCGCCAGTTCCGCGTCCGAGCCATAAGTGACGGTCTTTCCGTCATAGCTCACGCTGCGCGTGCCGCTGTAGCGCGCGGTCAGCAGCGCGCCGTGGTGGCGTTTCAGATCGTCGAGGGTCATGCTCATTCCATGTACTTGGGCGTACTCACCCGCCAGCCGCGCCGCCGGGGTGTCGTCACGCGCCCCGCCTGAGGCTCGGTGGGGGTTTCGGGTGCAGTGTCCGGCTCGGGGGCGGCGGTCTCCACCCCGGCCTGTTTCTCGAGGCTCTGCCACATCCGCGCGTCGAACCGGTCCGCGCCGAGGATCCACGCCGCGGCCCGGGCATAGATGCGGGTGTCGAGCGCCTCGTTGCGCTCGCGCATCTTCTGCCATTCCTGCCGGGCATAGCCGCGCTTGTTGCGGATCGTGACCAGCTGCTCGGCCACCAGCTGTTTGAGCCATTCGCTGTCGGCCCAGTCCGGCAGGTGGATCGTGCCGGCCGTATTTGCCGAACCACTGGCACGCGCCTCATCGGATGGCCGCTCCAGACGCAGATAGCGATAGGTCTCGGCCTTGAATGTGGCGGTCGCCACACTCCAGAGCCGCGCCCCGCGTTTCAGCTTGCGACCGTTTACCGTGGCATCGACGAAGGTCGGGCCCGAGACCGGCGTCGCCCGGTTGAAGCCTTCCAGCCCCTTGACCGGGGCCACCTGCGCCGTGCCCTGCTGGCGCGCCCAGGCATGGACGGCGGCAGACTCGTAGCCGGTATCGATGGCGAGCTTCGCCAGCGTCATGACAGCGCCCTTCTCGTGCACCCATGTCCGGCCCAGCAGCGCGGTCAGCGCGTCCCAGCAGGCCGGATCGTCCGGGCCGCCCGGAATGACGATGTGATCGACAAGCCAGCTTTCCAGACCGCGACCCCAGGCCCAGACATCGACCTCGATCCGGTCCTTCTGCACATCCGCACCGGCGGTGAGGAACAGGCCCTGTTCCGGGATCTGCGTCGGATAGGTCTCGCGCCGGTCGGCGAGGCGCTGCCAGTCCGGGGCCTCGCCGCTCTCGGCCCATGTCTCGCCCAACAGCGTGTTTCGCGCCGCGCGCAGCATCTCGTCGGAGCCCTGGGCGGCCAGCCAGTCGCGCGCGATCTGCGCCCAGCTCTTCCAGCCGATCGGCGAATAGAGCGCCGAGAGGTGAAAGCCGATGGCGGTCGGATCGGTCGCAGTCGCGGTCGCCCGCCACTCGCCCCGTTCCAGCATCTGCGTCTTGTGATGCTCGGCGATGGGGCGCGCGCAGCCCTCGCAGTGGTAGGCGGCGGTCTCCGGCTGGTCCTTGTCCCAGCGCAGGCGCTCGAACTGCAGCCACTGCATCGCCCCGCAATGCGGGCACGGCACGAAATACCGCCGCTGGTCGCTGGCCTCGAATTCGCGCTCGATCCGGCTCAGCCCGCGGATCGTGGGCGTCGAGACCATGAACACCTTGCGCCGATGCGCGAAGGTCGTGGTCCGGGCTTCAGCCAGCGTGACCGGATCGCCTTCCTCGTCGGCCGAGGCCGGATAGGCATCGACCTCGTCGAGAAACACGTAGCGCGCGGGCATCGAGCGCAGGCCGGTGGCCGAGTTGGCCCCGGTCAGCACCAGAATGCCGCCGGGGAACTCTTTCGACAGCATCGAATTTCCCGCGTCCCGCGAGCGGGCTGGCTTGACGCGCTCCTTCAGCGCCGCGCTGTCCTCGATCAGCGGATCGATCCGGCCCCGCGAGCTGCGCTTGGCCATCTCGACGGTGGGCAACACGGCCAGCATCGGCCCCGGTGCGTGGTGCATCACGAACCCGATCCAGTTGTTGCCGGCCTCGGTCGCGCCCACCTGCGCGGCTTTCATGAACGAGATCCGCTGCGCGGGATGGCCGGGCGAGAGCGCATCCATGATGGCGCGCAGATACGGCGTGCGCACGGTGCGATACCGCCCCGGCTCGGCCGAGGCGCGCGACGACAGCCAGCGATGCGCATCCGCCCACCCCGACACGGTCAGATCCGGATCGGGGCGCATCCCGCGCCGCCAGGCGCGCAGGATGTCATCTGCGCCGTCAAACCCGAGGTCGAGGTCGGCGGTCAGATCGCTGTCGGTCAGGCCATGGTCATCACCCTCATCATTCAAGCGAGACCCGGAGGTCTGCGAGGGCGGCGAGCTGCTCTCGGACATGCGCTTCCAGCACCCTTTGCAGGATCGCCGTCTCGATCGTCACGGCCTCTCCCGACGCGGCCTCCATCTCTGCGGCCAGTTGCGCGGCCATCAATGCGGCCACGCGCGTGGGCCAGGTCACCCAGACATCGCGCTCTTGCCGCGCGAGGCGGAACACCAGCGTCTCGGCCCGCGCGCGGTCGACCAGAACGCCCTTCTTGCGCTGGATCGACAGCTGACGCTCCTGCGCCTGGTAGACCGTCAGCGCGGTGCGGGCCTTCAGATAGGAGGCGCTGTCGCCGGGACCGGAGACCGCGCTGGCCGCGCCATCACCGCCGCCGCCGGTGCCAACCCCGCCCTGCGCGCGCATCTGCTGGTCGGGATCGGTCGTCTCTGCCCGCCGCGCATCCGAGGCCGCCCCGTTGATCGAGCCGTCCGGATACAGCACCAGCCGCCCCGTCTTGCGCGCCTTCTGCACGGCCCCGCGCGAGAGCCCGGACCGGACGGCATAGGCACGCTCAGACAGACCTTCCATGATCCCATGCACTCCCTTAGGCCATTGAATATAAACGGTTAAGATCGTCTAATTCAGTTGATTACGCTCCGGATCGGAGCGATTCTCGGATCAGGAAAACACAGCCTGATCGGAGACACACTCATGACCATCGCCCAACGCTACAACACCGAGGCCACCCGCCTGCTGCCGCACATGGCCCAAGACCTCGCGGTCGATCCCGCGATCACCACGGCAAACGACATAGACGAGATCGTCTTCCGCCGCAGCGAATTCCTCGGCGGGATGGCCTGCGCGATCCTCGCCATGCTCGAACAGCAGGACAGAGACACCGCATGACCGCCATAACCACAATCCGCGTCGATCACGACACGCTGCCCGCCCGGTTTGAGAGCAAGACCCCCGATGCCGTCGCCGAAGCCATCGAGGCCGCGCTGCGCGAGGCCGGTATCACCGCCGAGGCGTCGGACGTGATCTCGCATATCAAGATCGAGCTGCCCACCAGTCAGCTTGCCGCTGCCAGCACCGTGCTGGCCGGGATGGGGCTGATCTGATCGGATGAGCAGAACGCAATCTTATGATCCTGATTTGCCTACACTTTCTGGTCCGTCAGAGCGATTGTGATTGCACAAGAACGATGCAACTCACCCGAAGGAGCCACACCATGACCAGCCTGAACCCGCAAACCACACCCCGCCACCAGCTGCGCGCCGAGAAGGCCCGCAGGAACAAGGAAGCCGCGCTCACCGCCTTCCTCGGAAAGAAGGCCGAGATCGACGAGAGGCTCGCGCGCCTGCAGGCGCTCAGCGACGACCACTTCAACTGCCACCCCGACGAGGTGGGCTGGGCCATGGTCGGCACGCTCGAGCATTACAACGGTCTGCTCAAGCGCATCACCGACAGCGCCTTCGGCGAGGGCGAATACGCCAAGTAAGCCTCCCGGCCCCCGGAGAAGGGTGCGGCCTGCCTTCGCGGCGGGCTTCACCCGGTAGGAGGCCGCGCAATCCCGCGCCGCCCTGTCAGAACCGGAGGCTCCCATGCAAAAACTCACCGACACCCAGACCATCATCCTCAGCGCCGGGGCCCAGCGCCCTGACAACATCGCAATGCCGCTCCCCAAGGGACTGCACGGGGCCGCCGCGAAGAAGTCTGTCGCCGCGATGATCTCGCGCGGCTGGCTCGAAGAGGTCCCGACTGACCTGCGCCGCGGTGATCCGCTCTGGCGCGAGACCGGCGATGGTCATGGCACCACGCTGATCGTGACCGAGGCGGGGCTCGGAGCCATTGGGATCGAGCCGCTGGTCGCGAAAACCACAAGAGGACCGCGCGAGGCCAGGCCGGATCCCGCGCCGACGCCCCAATCGACCGATGCCCCAAAACCCGTCGCCGTCCGGGCAGGCACGAAACAGGCCCAGATCATCACGCTGCTTCAGCGGCCCGAGGGGGC